TTTCCAATAAGTCTCATTCCAGATGATACATATCCATAAAAATTACCAATTCCTTGCTCTGCAAGAAGGAAAGTGTCGATATTTAAAACTGTAGATGCTGAGGAATAAGTAGAAGGAATATTATTAGTTCTATCGTATGGATTTAATCCATAAATTGATGTTGGGGAATCGTATCTACCTTGTTTATGATTCGGTTGACATAATCTAAATCTAATGAATGCATCAGTTGAAGACGAAGAACTAGTATCTGTTTCAACTGTTTCACCAATTCTGAATACTCCAGACTCCATTTGGATTTCAATGAGTTTTGGAACCATAAAGCGGCTTACGTCTTGCCCATCAAAGAAAGCATACATTTCTGTATATGGCTTTAACTTCCTTGAAATTATTTCAAGATTTCTTGCACGACAATATGTTGCAATATCTACTGTTACAACATTAGATCCATAAGATACTGAAGTATCAGTGAAAGTAATTCGATTTGAAGACCCAGTTCTGGTAGAAGTTCCGTTTTTATCAGTCGCATAAACAACATCTTGATACCACTTCCCGTCTAATTCATATTTTTGCCCTCTAGATACCTCTCTAGGTGCAGAAGTGCTGGTCCAAGAAGTCTCCCAAGCACCAAAAATCATTGGTGCCCATCCACTATTGTTATCTGGAGTAGATTCTAATTCAACATCAATAGTTCTTATCTCTTCTCTAATTCCTAGATTAATAGGATCTAGAACAACAGGATCTAACCAAATATCGGAAGATGGGTTAATATCTGCAATACCACCATAAAATGTTACTAAGTATGGAGTTACATTTTCAACTCTTGTTGCATATGGTTGTATAATTTCTTCAGTCTCAGAATAATCTAAAGTCAGAACTCCTTTACCAACAGTTCCGACAGATTTTCTAACATTATTTCCAATAATAGATTGATTTGACTTATAGTCAAAATCCTCATTATTGAAATTAATATTACCGGCAGCATCAGTATGCCCAAGAATTAAATCAATAGAAGTTGTATAAACCGATGGTCTTAATTGAGAATTTTCAATGTCAATTGAGTTCTTAGTAACCTGAGTTGTTTTTTGTGATATTAATGTTGTGAAATTATCTACAAAGAATCCAGATTTAAATCTATCTAAACCATTTGAATCTTTAATTGTAAAGTTTGCAGTTTCAGTTTCAAGTAAAGATAGTGTGGTATAAAACTCAAGATTTTTAATCCTATCCTCAAGTTTTTTAATATCACTCATTCTATAACGCTTATGGTGCGACAAATCAATGCCAACACTTTCATAAGAACATAAGTATGCTGGGAGTGTAACAGTAGCAATATCCAATGAATCTGTTAAATTCAGAGGTGCTTTGGGGTTCTCAGAAGGATCTCCAATCAATAGTTGAAAATTACCTTCCTTAGATAAAATAATTTTATCAATTCTGGGTAAGTAATAAGAATAATCGAGGATGATATCCTCATCAGACGCTAAAATAGGTAGATTTTGATTATAAACGTTTGTGAAATTATTAGATAACGACTCGAAAGGAGATCTTGCATTCAAAGAAACAGTATAATTTGATACTCTTGGTCTTAAATCTAAAATATTATAGTTTTTCAGGTTGTTTAGAGAAGGAATATCACAATAATCAAATTGCTTATAAGAATCTACAGTTACAAAGCTTCCTGGATCTGATGGTGAAAAATCAGTAGACTCAAAAACAATTTTTAACTTTTTACGAGGTTCTCTCGCAGTTGATTTTCTAACAATTCTACCATAATCATAAAATGTGTCTCTTTGCCCATTATCTAAAGTATAACTATCAGTTATATCCTTACAATTTCCTGAATTTAAAGAATTAATAGATGCAATTATTCCAGATTCTTTAAATTTCAAAGTTTCTCCTGTAGAAAAACTAGAAGAATTTAAAGTAATGTAACTAACTGTATTACTGTTAATTCTTTCAACTAAAATTGCAACGCAGTTACTCTTTTCTCCGAGAATTTCTTCACCTAGAATCATACTTGATGTTGTTACATCAGATAGACTCATTGTAACAGAAGGGAGTGTTGGTGTAGCAGTAGCACTATTAGTTTCAAATACTCCTAATAATTTTACAACATCTGGATAATTTAAACATACATCTTCATCGTGAACTCTTGTTCCATATGGATAATTACCAAATGTCAATCCATCATTAATTGTGGTTTGACCAACTCCAGAAAAATTATATTTTGATTTATCTACAATAATATTATTAACTCTATTCCTAGTTTTAACTTTTGCACTTACATTTAACTTTTTAATTGTATAAGTTAAAGTAGCGGTCCCACTTGATAAAGATAAACCATTAATTCTAAGACTTTGTCCACCAAGAGTAATAAAGAATTGATCTTCTCTTAATGGTTCAGTATTTCCATTAGAATAAATGATAGCATATCTTTCCTCATCATATGTCATGAACCTTTCATCATCTTCCAAGATAAGAACTTCAGAAGTGTTGCTTGAAATGCTAATCTGTTTCTGTCTTCTAATAATAATTTCAGAATTTTCTAAATTAGTTGAAGCAATTTTGTTATGGGGGAAAACTGTATAAAGTGTATTATCTGTTGATGATTGTAATGATGATGTTAAAATTTTAAAATCAGAAACGTTTAATGTTGATGCGGGCAGTGTACTAACGCATACATCAGATACTGGAGTAATCTGAGTGATTGTAATACTTTTTTCAGATACATTAACAATTTTTGCATAAGTTGGCTCTTCTTGCCCTGGTGTTGAAAATGAAATTATATCATTTTCTAAAGCAACTTTATTAAAAATAAAACTAGAACTAGTTACAGTGCTAATTCCGGAACTATAACTGGATATATTTACTGGACCTACAAAAGATTTTTGCTTCTGGACAATATCAGCAGTAAATGTTGAACCGGTTCCTACAATTCCGTATACGGATTTAAAATCACCAATATCATATGTTTTAAATGATGTAATAATTCTATTATTTTGAATACTGTCAAAGCTTAATCTTTCACCCTTTAAAAATCTACCATTTACATTATATGCGGTAAGAATTCCCGAATTAACTATAGTATTTTTAAGGAAAGCAGTTGCTCCACTAGAACTTCCTTTAATAAAAGTTGGTACTTCTAAACTTATTGGATCGTTAAGAGTAATCTCAGTATATGGTTGAACATCAAATAGTGTTATATCCCATTCATTTATATTCTGGCTTAGTGGATTATATGATCCAGATTCTAAAGCAAAATCATAAACCCTTGCAATTCCAATTTCTTTACCTGGAGCAGCATTTTCATCCGCACCCACTCTATCTGATCTGAAGCTTAATGTATAGTCAGTTGAAATGCCTAAAGGTGGAGTTCCATGAACTCTATTTAATGTAAACGTAGAACCAGTATTATATACTAAACTCTGGTTAACTAAAGTTTTTGTTACTCTTGGCTTATTAAAATCAATAAAAGTTGGATTTGGAACGTCAACTTCAAATCCTCTAATATAAGCTTTACCTGGAGATAATTTATAAACACCTAAAGACTCACTTGCAGCTCTATTACCGTAAGTCTGCTGCCCCTCTTTAAATATACCCTTATTTCCCTTTAAATTATCTAAAGATTCATTAACAGTAAGTTTAAATGGAGTTACATAGTAATCTCCTGACTCATCATATGTTCTTCTAGCAAATTCATTTGCCAGAAGGTTATATTCAGCATCTTTTTGAACTTTATCAGGAACTCCATCCCTGATTTTAAATAGTTCTAGATATCCTTCATCTTGATTTTCATTAATAGAATATTTTGCTAATTTTACTTTAATTGAAAATCTATCTGCACCTGGTGCTGCATAATTAGAAAATCCTTGAGAATTATCTGCAAGGGTCTCATCATCATCAAAAGTTACAACATCTTCAAAAATTTTTAATCCTACACTGTAATTCACATTATTAGAAGTTGGATCTAATAGTAAAGTTTCTTCATCAACATTTACAAAATATCCTCTAATAAAATAAACACCAGAAGAAATATGAATAGAAGATCCAGTAACAGAAGAATTCTGAGAAATTGTCTTACAAACACCCTGCCCCGCTTGAATTGATGTAACACCACCTGCAACAAAGGGGATAGAATCTTCGGTAGTAATTATTTCACCATCTTTGAACTGTCTTATATTATCAACACTGGAGTCCCTATAGGAAACATAAACTATGGTATTTTTAGTTGGAGAATCATTAGATGAAAGAATATACTCAACTCTTGCTTTAACCTTAGAATCTTGTCCTATTACATATTTTCCAATAAGATCTCCAAGGTATGATTCAACGGAAAGACCCAAATAACTTGGCTCAACCTGAATACCTTCATAATAGTTGTCATAAACTACATTGCCGCCAAGAACAGGAGATCCTTCTTTAAAGATATGAGAACCAAACTTTTCAATTTGATTCTGGAGAATTGACTGTAAAGTTGTTAATTCTCTTGCTTGAACAGGATATCCTGGCTTAAATAAAACCTTATAAAAATTCTTTTTATCGTCAAAATCATCAAAATAAGGAGATACGTTAAGGTTGGTTTCTTGTGGCATGATAGGTTAGAATTGCAAAATGACTTTAATATCTTCTTTCTGATTTGCAGACCTTGTTATAGATGGTCTATTATCAACATAAATTATATTTCCGGTATATTTTTTTACCTCAGGATTTGATAGACCATTAGTAAAATTTTGCCCGAGATAAACTGTACCACTATTTATTACAGTAGATATACCACTAAATCCACTATCGATTTCAATGGTATTAGCGTCTACATTAATTGTCCCCTCAACAAATTTATTTTGCACAAATCCATAAGGAGCATTGGTTGTTATTCCAGTTTTTGTATATCCATATAAAGATCTATCTTGCCAATATTTTAAAACTCCAGTTTCATTATCATAAGAAACTGCCCTTCCAACAGCAGTTCCAACTCCAGTTATTGTCTGGGTAAATGTTGTATTTGCGGGAATTACTGCAGAACTTGCTCCAGGTTCTTTCAACTTTAATGCATATACAGAACTTGCCTTTTGTATTGATAATACTGATGTGGAATCAAATGCTTCTGGATTTTCAACAATTCCAATTCTTGCAATTTTATTTCCAACAATAAAATCTGGATCACCGATATCATTTTCAATTCTAGAATATAATAAAATATTAGTAGAACCTAATTCTCTATAAATGTTCGCACCATGACCACCTTTTGGTGGAATTATTACATCAAATTTTGGTGGGTCTACTAGAAATAGACCAGAATTTTCCAAATCAATAGTTCCGAAGGTATAACCAGATCCTCCGTTTGATACAAAAATCTTATCTACAGTATTGTCACTACCAACAACAATTGTAGCTGTTGCACCTTGTCCATCACCTCGTATAGGGACGTTTT